GGCGACCCACAAGCAGAAGCTATTGTTAAAGCTAAAGCTGCTACTGAACTACCAGCAGCTTAATTAAAAGTCCCACCTTGGGATCGTTGTCGCAGCGGTTAGGAGTTTACTCCAGGCGTCCGTAACTAGACACGTTATAGTCAGCGTGTAATTACACTGGTAGCACGAAAGTTTATCCCTGTATAAAGTAAGCAGGGTCACGCCATGCCTTCGGGGTGGCACTTTAAATTTAACTCGCTTAATAGGAGAACTCAATGTTGAATAACATTAACACAGCCATCGACACTTTTCAAGATGTCAAAACTAAATTCGTTGAGACTTATGTCAAAAACGAAGAACTCAAAAAACCCCTCAGTCAATTTATTGCAGCTCAATCTTCTTTTGCTAAGATCGTGGCTAAAGCACATGTAGACTTTTATACGTCTCTTGGTCTTTCAGCTTACACATTCGATGCCAAAAAAGCATTTGCTAAACAATAAGGAGATCAGAATGGGAAATAATTTTATCCCCACTTTCTGGGGCACTAAAGACTTGGATAAATTCTTTGTTGGTTTTGATGATCAGTTTGCTCATCTGCAAAAACTACACGACGATGTAACAAAGAACATCCCCAACTATCCTCCATACAACATTCGTAAGAATGGTGAGAACTCATACACAATCGAGATTGCTGTTGCTGGTTTCGGTGAGTCTGAGATTGACATTGAAATTGATGGTGGTAAATTAGTTGTTAAAGGTAATGTCGATGCAGCTACCGAAGCACTAGAAGATAACTTCTTATTCAAAGGTATTGCTACTCGTGCATTTACTCGTGCCTTTGCTATCGATGATCATATCGAAGTAAAGAATGCAGAACTGTTTAATGGTATGCTTAAGATTGCTCTAGAACGTCTAGTGCCAGATCAAGTAAAACCAAAGAAAGTTCCAGTGAAAACTAAAGCCACAAAACAGTTTTTACAGGAGGATAGTTATGACAACGTTGCTGAAAAACTTTAAACAATTTGTTATAGGTATCGGTGAGGGTATTAAGAAATTTAAATCCTACAAAGTAGGTAAAGTGAAGTAGTCATAATAAAAGGGGGACTTTCGAGTTCCCCTAAATATTTGTTATGATGAAAGCAAAACTATCACCAAACCTCATATCCTTCTTTCTGGTTCGCAGAGGGAATTGGGCATTAAAAGTTTCGGTGTATAAGAACAGACAGATTTTAGTTTTTATGCAGCACGTATATGATGTTGATAATATTATTATGCAATATTTTCAAACTCAAGATGAGGCTGCAAATTTTATTGAACACATGATAGAGGAATTATAATGATTAAAGTATTTAAATTATTGAATGGTGAAGAAATTATCGCCAAAACTGAATTGACTGGACTTGGTTACATATTGAGCGACCCAGCTGCCATTGTTATACAGCAAACCGAAAAGGGTGTTGGCGTTGGACTTGCTCCATATATGCCATACGCTGAAAGTGACATTACCCTTTACGCTTCCGCAATCGCTACTGAAGGTACGCCATCAAAGAACATGGCGAACGAATATAACCGAATTTTCGGCTCAGGTATCGAGGTTGTCCCAGCCAGTGCCCTGAGTGGGCTAAAAATCGTCTCTTAAGACCCTCTAGGACGTCCGTAGAGACGTTTTACGGCTCCCAATAGGGGTTTACCCACCCCTACCTCCCAAAACTCCTCTCTCGGGGTCTAAAAACTCGCCTTTTTGACCAAAATAACCCTACTTTTTGTAGGGTTTTTCAACATTTCGCTTTACTTTAATTCAGGATTGAGGTATACTTACTGTATGATAATTGAAAAGGAACTGAATATGTATAAGTCTAAGACTGAGTTGCGTGCTGAAACCGAGAAAGCCTTGAAGAAATTCTTGAAACAAGGTGGTTCTATTGAGATTGTGAAACCCCGTAAAGGACCAAAGATGGTTATGCGTTCCAAAGTTACCAAACAAGCATCAACTGGAACTTCTGGTTTCGCTGTTGGTTTTCCAAGTAAGTCTTTCGTTTAATTTAGGATATCATTATGAAACAGTTGAATGCTTTTGTTGCTAAGACAAATAAATGGAATGCTATTTTCAATAGCACTCAGTATACTTTGAACACCCATGCTGATCGTCAGCGTCTCGCAGACAAAATCGATGCTGATCTCAGCCCTGAGAATTTGAGCTGTGATGGTGAACTGCCAATGGCGCAGGTCAATGCTCGTTATCGTGAATTGACCACTGTTGCTCGTCAACTAAAACAATTGGATTCTGCAGTTAAATTTTATGAGTTTGAATAAGGAGATGGTTATGGTATCTTGGGAAGAAATGTCTGTGTTGGAACAAATGCAATGCCAGTACTGGGATATGTACAAGGATGCGTATGGTGTTCGTCCACGTGGCATCGATACCAGTGCTTGGACAATGGAGCAGTTTGATGCAGAGTTCAAACAACTTGGTGAAGTAATTGAGCGTGAAGACATTGCTCGCAAAGAGTCTGAGGCTCAAGCATCAATCCGCTTTGAAGCGCAGATCCAGTCGATGATATCTTCTGGTGCAAAGAGTCGTGAAGCAGCACTCGCTTGGATTCACGAAGCCGAAGGTAGCAATGGTGATGATGAGTACCTTTGCTTTTTGCTTGGTCTCCCTTATGGTTACTTCAGGAAAGTAGCATGAGGGTTTTCCAAGAGACCACTAATTGGAAGGAACACAATGTTCCAAACCATATCTACTATACCAGTGATAGCAAAAACAAAATCTATGCATTCTATAACACGGTATCAGGCGAGATTAAAAAATTCAAAGCCCCAATTCGCTGGGACATGCGGTATAGAACTTTTAAGGAATTGAAACACAAATGAATATCAACGCATTTTTTAATGAACTGGCTGGCAATGCTTCACGAAATTATAAGTTGGAGCGTCTGCGTGAACATGCTCATCATGAAACCCTGCGTGAAGTAATTCGTCTGGCATTAGATCCTTTCACTCAATTCTATCAGCGCAAGATTCCTACATATAAATGTGATGGTACTAATGCGAACATTGAATCAATTCTGCCATCGTTGTATGACTTATCCTCTAGAGAAGTTACAGGTAATGCAGCGATTGAATATCTGCGCATGCTATTATCTTCTCTCAATGAAGATGACGCAAAGGTTCTTGAGCGTATCATTGATAAGAGTTTAGATTGTGGAGTTCAAGTATCAACTGCCAATGATGTATGGCCAGGATTGATTACCGAATACCCATGCATGTTGTGCTCGCCATTTGAACAGAAATTAGTTGACAAGATTAGTTTCCCAGCGTATGCTCAAATGAAGATGGACGGTATGCGTTTCAATGCGATCGTTCGTGATGGTAAGTGCGAATTCAGGAGTAGAAATGGGAAAGAAATTTTATTACTTGGCAATTTGGAGCAAGAGTTTATTTCTCTTGCTGGTTCTGTTGATTGCGTATTTGATGGTGAACTACTTGTAATGCTAGAAGGCGATCATCAGTTTGCTGATCGTCAGACTGGTAATGGAATCTTAAACAAAGCCAACAAGGGAACTATCTCAGCCAAAGAAGCATCAATGGTTCACGCCACTGTTTGGGATTTAATCCCATACGTTCAGTTCGTTGATGGATCTTGCCCAACTCCATACGCTAAACGATATGCTACTCTTGAAGCAATTGTTTCAAAGCAGAAGTCAGATGGTAAAAAGATTTGGAATGTTACTTCAACTATTGTTCAAACACTGGAAGAAGCCCAAGAGATTTTCCAAGGATACCTTGCAGAAGGTTATGAGGGTATCATCCTTAAAGATGGTAATGGTGTTTGGGAAGACAAACGTGCAAAGCATCAGATTAAATTCAAAGGTGAACTTGAGTGTGACCTTAAGATCGTTGCAATTGAAGAAGGTACTGGCAAATATGCAGGAATGCTTGGTGCAATTGTTTGCGAATCTTCTGATGGTAAGATTAAGGTAAACGTAGGTTCTGGTTTCAATGATGCACATCGCAAGAATTTGGGATCAGAAATACTTGACAAAATTGTGGCAATCAAGTATAATAGTAGAATAAAGAATAAGTTAGGAGAAGAAAGTTTGTTCCTTCCAATCTTTGTTGAAATTCGTAATGATAAAGATATCGCAGATAACTCAAAGGATATAAAATGAAAGTAGTAATCAATCGTTGTTTTGGTGGATTCGGTATCTCGAATGAAGCATTCGAGAAGTTACTAGATCGTAAAGGTATTGCATTCGACAAAGTTGAACGAGAAGAAGGTCATGGCATTTATTTCGGTGCTACATATTATGACGCAGGTTATTCTGGTGTTGATGAGCACTACCTGAGTGATCATGATATGACTCAGGATCGAGCAGATAAAGATTTAATCGCAGTCATCGAAGAGATGGGTACTAAAGCCAATTCTCAATACTCTGACCTTGCTATCGTAGAAATTCCAGATGATGTTAAGTGGCATATCCATGAATATGATGGAATGGAACACGTAGCTGAAGACCATAGGACTTGGTATGCGTAAAGAACTTGATGAAGCACTATGTGCAAAGTATCCGCTGATCTTTAAAGATCGAAATGCAGATATGCATACCACAGCCATGTGCTGGGGACTAGACTGTGGTGATGGTTGGTATAACATCATCGATGTTCTCTGTGGTAACTTGTGTAGCGAATGGCTTGGTGCCAAGAGTCGT